TACTCTCCTTTTTTTTAACTTGTTAGTTGGTTTAAAAAATATATTTGTGCACTATCGCTCTACATTTTCACGATTTGTGTTCAGGACTATAAAGAGCTTTTGCCTTTATAATGGAACCTTTCTTTCGCCTAAATATAACTGCGTGCACAACAATTATATTAAGCGTGTTATTTTATTTTATAAGTCATAACCCTAACTTAATTATAGATAGACAACATATAATTGTTATCAATATACGTAGTTTCCAATTATACCATTGGGCATTATGGTACTTCTTCCCTTGACTGATTTTAACGAACTTAAAAAAGCCTCTCAGTTCTTAATGTTTATGTCTATCTAATAATAGATTGCTAATTTTAAAACTATAAATATCAAAATTTTACTTATAGAAACTTATTAGCATAGTTTTTTAATAACTAATTTCGTATCACTGTTTAATAGTGTGATCGTTATCTTTGTTTATATTATTAGACTGATTAGAGTACTCTCTCATTTTTTGCTCATAATCAGTATCAAACAATAATACGAAATTAGTCTGCCCTTTATTAAAATCCTTTAAATCATCTTGGGCTTGTTGTTTTGCATTAGTTCCACTGCTTATCTCATACTGCATTCCCTTTTCCTTTCAGTAGATTTGGATTATGCCTATATTTGCATATAAATCTACATTGACTATTTTTGTTTTTATAGGTATTACTAATTTTTGAGATACTTATTTTGTATCCATTTGTAAGAAATATATCTTGTATCATCTTTAATCGTTCGTTGCGATAATGCGGGTAAAATATTCTCATTTTATCGTTCCTTTCAGTTTTTACTGGTATCAATACACGTTTTTTAGTGTATGGTATTATTTAAAAAAGATATCGTGCCTATCCATAGAGAATGAATAGACACGATAGATGATTTGATTAAATCAATGGATTAAGAAGGATTGACAATGAAACCATAAGTCTTTCCAGATTTGGAAGAACCTACGCTAGTCAATGTAAATCCATTTGATTTAATTTCAGTTTCAAAAGTCTGAAATTGCTCATCAGTGATAGATGTGCTCAGACTAACAAATACAACTAATTCGTCTGCACGAATGGCTTTTGAAACCAAATCATTGAGAGAATCAACTCTCTTTTGGTTCACTTGCTCTTGACCGCTTAATGGGTCAATAGTTGTAGATTTAATATTGTAGAACCAAAGAGAGTTTGATTCAGTTATTAAATCACTTGTTTTAATGAATTTATCAAAATTGAATGACATATATGCCACCTTTCCTATCAATGCGATAGAGTTGTTATTTTGTAATCTATGAAAGAATTTCCATAGGAAAAAGGAGTGAGCGGATACGCCCGATAATTTGTTCCAATTAATTATTCTTCAATAGAGAAAAAATCTCAACGTGAATAATTAATTGGAACAAATTATTGGGGGGAGTAGCGAGTGTATATACCAAGCACACACATTCTACTTGCATTTTTGAAATATTGGCCTTATTTTACAATATGGTTAAAAAATTACCTAAAGATATACTTAAAGCTATTGCAAATGCTGAATTTCTTGAGCGTTGGAATGGGAAGGAATGGGAGAAAGTACCCGTAGATCCCGATAATCCTAAGGTTCAAGAAATTAAGATGATAATGATGGCTGAAGTAGAGATAAATGTGATAAAAGAAGCTTTAGAATTAGGCATTTTACATAAAGCGGATAGAGACCTAGATTAAATAGTGTATGGTATTAACGTTAATATTAAGGTTAATAGATACATTAATTATTTAAGATAATTAATTACGTAAAGGATTAACGTTAATGGCTATAAATAAAAAGAAAAAACCGACAGCAAAAGAATTGATCAGTACTATGGCAGCTATTGCAGTACAATTAGAACAGTTGAAGCATCACGTTTTCAACGGCGATAGGGCCCTAGACGAATATATGAAGATGAAAGGGGACAAAGACGCTTTCGTAAAATATTTGGAAGAAAATTATAAAGAACCAGTAAAAGATGATAAAGATATTAAAGAAGCTGAAGATAAATAACTATGAACCCACTAATTTTGAAGTATATACGGACATCGAAGCAGATGAACTTGGAATACTTTATAAATACTGGCAAGAATGTAATCCTGGGGAGTACGGTATTAGCGATGATAATTATGTTTCTAAGTGTATTGCTAGGAATAACTATGCTACTAATACTGAAATGGTCTATCCATTCGGTCGTCAGTGGCTGGGCAAACACAGGAAGTTAGAGTTTGAGCCACATTATGCATCAAATAACTTTTCTAGGGTATCTACAAAGCCATATAGTGAGATTGAAGCTAAAACAGGTAGGGCTAAATTAGCAGTAGATGCCTATTTAACGTACAAAATGGCTGGTTTAAAGCCAGATCTAGACAAATTGGGGCGAATATATAGGCCAGACCAAAAAAACCCCGTTATAGCTATAAAAAAATTATTAAAAAGCAAAGAGGCAAAAAAGATGATAGAAGAAAAATTAAAAGAAATACTTACAGAAAAGGGTATTGATGAAGGTTTTGTATTAGATACCATGAAAAATGCTATAGAAGTAGCAATGGTTAAAGAAAGCAGTGCAGATATGATACGTGCTGCAAAAGAATTATCTATATTTTTAGATATGGCACCTAAAACAAAACAGGTGACAGAGTCTTTGGAGGTTGATATGACACATCAAATTGAGGCAAACTATGAAGAGCAAAGAAAAAAGCTCAAAGCTACTAAAGTCAGCGAAGTTGACGAAGTACGTAAAGATCAGAACGAAGAATGATGACGATCTAGTGTTGTTTATGACAACAATGTTTGAAGTAGCTAGAGACATGAATATTATTGTAGAACCAATAAAAATAAGTGGATAAACAGAAATTATTACTAGAAATGCAGCAGGATATGTTGTTATTTGGGCGTATGGTTATGCCCAACATGTTTAGTAGTGAATCTCCAAGGTTTCATTATGACATTACCGAAGAACTACATAAAGATGAAAAACAAATTAATATTATTGCTCCAAGAGGCCATGCTAAATCTAGTATTGTGGCAGGGGTATATCCATTATTTCATCTTATGTTTGATAAGGGCCCTAAAGTTATTGTATTAGTGTCTAGAACACAGGGACACGCTACCAAGCTATTAGGAACAATTAAAGATGTTTTAGATTATTCTCAAGAGTTTAGGCATTTTTTTGGGTATTGGGGGCAACATAATGCACGTAAATGGTCAAACGCTGAGATAGAACTCAAAGATGGTAGTGTTATTATATGTAAAGGTACTGGTCAGCAGATACGTGGTATTAAGCATGGAAACCAACGTCCTACTTTATTAATCCTAGACGACCCCGAAGATGAAAACAATACCAAGACAGCAGAGGCTATGGAGACAAATCTTCGTTGGTTGCTCCAATCTGGTGTTCCTTCGTTAGATCCTATTAGGGGTAGAGTATGTGTTATTGGTACTCCCCAGCATGAACGTTGTCTCGTTGAAACATTGAAGGATATGAAGGGTTGGGTTAATATGCATTTTGCTCCAGACCTAGAAAATGGTAAGGGTTTATGGGACGCAGTGTGGCCAGCAGATAAACTTATACAGAAAAAAGAAGAATTAGAAAGTATTAACCGTGTATCTGTATTCTACAGAGAGTATTTATGTCAAATTACAGGTGATGAAGAAAATTTATTTAGAGCTGAACATATTAATTATTATGAAGGATACACGGAAACGGATGAACAAGGGTTGTCGAATCTCATATTGACGACCGTCAATGGGGAGGAAATAAATGAGATTAGACCTGTAAACATCTTTACAGGCATCGACCCTGCATCCAGTACAAAAAGAGGAGCTGACTTTAGTGTAATATTTAATATAGCAGTTGATTATGATGGTAATAGATTTGTTTTGCCTTATTATAGGAAGAGAGCAACTCCTTTAGATCTAGCAGATTCTATTATTAGAAACTTTAAGATATATCAAAGTGCTAAGACGAGAGTAGAATCTGTTGGATATCAGGAAATGTTAAGACAATATCTTAAAGAGAAGGCAGCAGATGAGGGGTTGTTTATTCCTGGCCTGGAAATTAAAGAAAATCCAAGAACCTCCAAGTCCTATAGGTTAGAAAGCTTACAGCCCTTATTTGCTCAAGGAAATGTATTTATACAGAAAAATCAACAAGCATTGCTAGACGAATTGTTATTGTATCCACGTGGTAAACACGATGATTTACTCGATGGATTCTTTTATGCCAATAAAAATTGCTATAAACCAACGCATGAAGGAGCTGATATGGAGTTAGATTATGACGAATATTACGACTATCAGCCAAAAAACTGGAAAATAGCGTAAAAAAGACTTGACAGTTATGCGAAAAATCGCTTAATTTCAGGGGAGTAATTGTATGCAAATAGATTTAGTTAAATATATGATGCCCTTTAAGACATTTAAGAGGGAGTTATCTGACGTGCTAAATACAAAAATACCAGAAGGGTACATAGAGGTCAATGCCAAAAAGCAAGAAAAAAGCAAAGTCAAGAAGCCAAAATTATAACGATCTAGTTAATATATTTGGCTATATACCTGGAAGTATAAAAGCTAATGATGGTTCTACTAATGAAGATGTAGACCTATCTCAAGAATTACTCAGAGAATATTCATCATCCCGTGAGCTTTGGGCAGTAAAATATCAAGAAGCGGTTGAGTTCCGTGCAGGAGCACAATGGTCAAATGAAGAAAAAGACGTTTTAGAATCTCGTGGACAAGCTCCTATTGTAGTAAATCGTATACATCCTATCGTAGAAACAGCAAAATCTTTGCTAACATACAATTCACCTCAATTTCGTAGCACTGCAAGGGAAGATTCAGACAGAGATACAGCAAAAGTGTTTTCAGATTTATTTGCTTGGATATGGGAAACCTCTATCGGGAATGAAGAATTAAAGAGAGTTATAGATGATTACTATGTTGGAGGTATGGGTGTGTTTAATGTATACCAAGATCCTCAAGCGGATATGGGTAAAGGAGAGGTTTTTATTAAATCTATAAATCCTTTAGATGTTTATATAGACCCTAACGCAAAAGACATCTATGCTAGAGATGCTGCACATATTATGGTAGCAAAACATTTAACAGATGAACAAGCAATGCAACTATATCCTGATTTTATGGATATTATAGAAGACGCATCTTCACATCAAGCTGACAATGAAGACTATCCTACTACTGATTTAGCCGCTACAGAAGGTCAAATCTTTAAAGGAGATGATGACAATAGATATCATACAAAACGTAAGTTTATAGAAAGATACACAAAAGAGCTTCATAGTTATTGGAATGTCTTTGAACCTTTCAATAATGAAGAATTTTTGATGACAGCTGAAGAATATGAGAGATATGGAGATAAATACTATGTTGTTGTTAGAAAAATTACTGGAGAAGAAGTAATTGTATCTGACCCTGAGTTAGTAGAAGAGATGTTTCGGACAATAGAAGCGTATGGAGCAATGTTCCATTTTGAACTTCCAGAGCCTGAAATAGATGAACAAGGTAATATTATACCTGCTGACCCAGTAAAAGTTCCTGGAATGGAAGATGAAGATGGTATACCAGGAAGTACTACTACTTTAGTACCTACTACGGTATTGGAACTTGTAATGATGGGTAAGATTACAGCAAATGAAATTGAAAAATGCTGTGTTGCTTTAACAGTTAGTGTAGGAGACAATTTGCTATATCAAAGAGTCTTACCTACAGATGAATATCCTATTGTACCATTAATGAATATTCATCACAGAAATCCCTTTCCTGAGTCAGATGTAAGATTGTTTAGACCTTTACAAGAGTATATTAACAAAATAAGGTCTTTAATCATAGCACACGCATCTACTAGTACTAATGTTAAGCTTTTAATACCAAGAGGTTCAGCTGATATTAGAATGATAGAGGAAGAATGGGGAAGAGCAGGAACGAGCGTAATTGAGTTTGACGCAGAGCTAGGTGCACCTATTGTAGCAGGGCCAGTGCCTCTTCCCAACGAATTATATAAAAATGAAGCAGACGCTAAATACGACCTAGAGTACGGATTTGGTATTTTTGAACTTATGCAAGGTAGTTCTGCTAACGCTCCATCTACTTATAGAGGAACTCTTGTAGTAGACGAATTTGGACAAAGACGTATTAAATCTAGAAGAGATGATATGGAAAACTTTTTAAATCAAGTTGCAAAGGTTGCAATACCTTTAATGCAACAATTATATACAGAAGAAAAGGTTATACGTTTAGTACAGCCTAATGGCACCGAAAAGGAAGAAAGATTTAATTTTTATAAAGAAATGGATAATGGCGAAGTAAACAAATGGCATGATTTAGGTGTTGGTAATTACGATATTAGAGTTGTATCTGGATCTACATTACCTACAAATAGAATGGCATTGTTAGCAACTTATCAAGAAATGTATCAGGCAGGACTAATAGACCAAGTAGAAGTACTAAAGAAATCAGAATTAGTAGATGTAGAAGGTGTATTAGAACGTTCTGGTCAAATGAAACAAATGCAGCAACAAATGCAAGCGATGGAACAAGAATTGAAACAAGTCAGAGGAGACTTGCAAACCGCTACACGTGAAGAGTTACATGCTAAGAAACGTTTAGAGGTAGAAAAATTTAGCTCAGGACTTGACAAGGTTAAGAATAGAGCTGAAGCGGCAACTACGATGTATCAAACACGTCTTGCCGATGTTGAACAAAACCTAATAAACTCTGCAAGAGAGGTAGAAAGTGACGCAGTCGCTGACAACCCACTTACAGGAGAGTTAGGGCTAGGAGAAAACAATGAGTGATACTCAAGATATACAGGCAACAGAAGTAGAACAACCACAGGTTGAGGCTCCACAAGAGACTGCAGTGGAATCTAAACCAGAAGAAGACATCTTTAATGATATTTTCGGAGATAATTCAAGTGAATTTGCATTTCAGACTGAAGAATCTCAACAAGTATCAGGTGATGAGACTTCGGAAGTTCAACAATCTGTTGACCCAAAGGAAGATAGTAACCAATTTCAGTATTGGCAAAGTCAAGCAGATAAACGTGCAACAGAAGTAGAATTGTTAAAAAGTCAAGTAAGTGAACTTATGAACACTAAAGGCTCTACAGCTTCTCAAGCACCAGTGAAAGAGGAAACAGTACAAGTAGAAAAACCTGTTAAACCTTCTAAACCTGCTGGATATGATCATTCCGAGGCGATAGCTGATCCCGATAGTAGAAGTGCTAAATATTTATCTCAACAAGCTGAATATTTAGAAGAAATGGCAGACTATACCTTAAAATTAGAAGAATCTCGTATAGATTCAATGCGTAATATGGAACAACAGACTAAGAAACAAGCTCAAGAAGCTCAATTAGTATCTGACCTACAACGCAATTATGGCTATACTTTAGATGATGCTAATAATTTTATGGTAACTATGACTTCACCAGAGTCTATGTCTTTAGACAATTTGGTAAAGTTGCATAAAATAAACACACAACCTGTACAACAAAGTAGTCAAACGATTACTCAGGTAAGTGATTCTGCTTTGCAAAAGCAAACAGAAATGATGCAACAAAAGTCAAAGCTGTCAATACCTAAACCTATTGGAATAAAAGCTGGAGTCAATATGCAGTCATCTAAAAAATCAGAAGATAAAATGATGGATTCTATGATTACTAACTTTAACAAGAAGAATCCATTTTAACTAGGAGAAGTGAATTAAGATGGCTAACATATATAGTATTAATCCAGGAGAAGCTGTTCAGGGAACTTCCATCAATGTTGATAGACGAATTTTCAACTTTGGTGAAAGAGTAGCTGAATTAGCTCCTCAACAATCACCTTTTTTCTCTTATTTATCCAATGTCGCAAAGAAACCTACAGATGACCCTGTGTTTAAGTTCTTGGAACAAAGACATCAGTGGCAGAGACGTAATTTCCAAATGCAAGCAGCAAAAGTAGTCGGTGACTATAATACCGATGCTTATGCTATTGTTACTGGAGATAACTTCTATGTAGATTGCGGCTACGATAAATTTGGTAGAGAGGTAGCAACAAACGTTTGTCCAGAGTTTTTATTAGTAGGACAAATTGTAGCAATAGAATGTGAATACGATGCTGACGGATCAGACGGAAGTGACGTAGGAGCAATCGCATATTACAAGATCGATGATGTAGAAAAAACTGATTCAGCTAAGGCTAAAATCAAGGCAGCTACATTCCTTAAGTTAATGCTTAAGGCGACTAGATCAGCAGACGGAGCAGATGCAGCAACTTCAGGTATTCAAACACCTGCAAATGCATCTAAGTTACGTTTTGACGACAACTTAAAAGGTCAAGTTGTAGGTTCAGCATTTGCTGAAGGTGGAACTGACCCAGAAGGTTGGAGTGACGAGTTTTACAACAGAGAAGGATACTGTCAGATCTTTAAGACTTCAGTACCTCTTTTCTCTGGTACAGCTCTAGCTACTAGATATCGTGGAATTTCTAACGAATACATGAGAGTATATCAAGAAAAACTTATGGAACATAAGATGGATCTTGAGCACGCTATGTTGTTCGGTGTAGGAACAGACGATTCTACAGCAACTGGTCCAGTACGTAGAACATGGGGTATCGTACCTTATACTGAAGCTTATGGTAAAGTTAAAACTTTCCAATATTCTTCAGCAAATTACGATCACTTCATTGACTCTATGGAAGATGTTTTCTCACCAGAGTCTGGAAACAGTGGAGAGAAACTAGTATTAGCTTCAAGAAAAGTTCTATCATGGTTGAACAAACTTGGTGGGTCTTCATTCTTAGGTAATACAATGGCTTTAAATAGTCAAGTTGGAAGTGGTCTTGACATTCAGAATGTTCAAGGTAACTTCGGACATGCTGTAACAAGAGTATCAACTATTTATGGTAACCTTAACTTTGTTATGGAACCACTATTTAGAGGTATTCACGAAAATACAGCAGTTATGATCGATTTGAATAACGTAGCATACCGTCCTTTAATGGGTAACGGTGTATCACGTGATACTCAAATCATTACTAATGTACAAAACAGAAACGTTGACGGAAGAAAAGACATGGTTCTTACAGAAGCAGGTCTAGAAATTTCTTTACCAGAAACACATACTGTATTGCAATTTAGTTAAGTTAATAGGGGGAGTTGAAATATACTCCCCCGTTAAAAAAAAAGGGAGAGAGTTATGGCAGTACCATTCGTAGCAGCAGGACTTACATTACTAAGAACAGCAGGTAGTAAAGTTCTTAAAAGAGGATTGGTAAAGAGTGCGAAAAAAGCTTATAAATACGCAGGGAAGAGCGTAAAAAGCGGTGCAAAGTATACCAATAAAAAATTAGTTAACGTACAGAAAAGTGGTAGCACTTATTATACGAAAGCATCTAAAACAGCAAGAGCAGCAGCTAAGAAATACAATAAAAATGTTGCAGGAGGAAACACTAAAGCATCTATAAAAGCAAGAAAAGAGGCTGTTGACTTTAATAGAAAAATAAAAAAGGGAAGTAAGGTTAAGAAAAAAGCTTTGCCTAAGTTAGTAAAAATCCCTAAAAAAGTTGTACCTAAAAAAGTAAAAGTTAAAAATCCTACAAAAACACATCTTAAGAGAAAACCAGACGACATTACACGTACAGCTAGAGCTGCGAAGAGTCTTCAAACTCCAGTGAAATTTCTAGGGGAACAGTCTAATTCAGTTGTGAATGTTGGTCTATATTCATTGTATGGAGGAGTAGCTGGGAGAGCATCATCAGGTTCACAAAAAAGAAAAAACAGAAAACGTAGAAGAAACAGGGGGTAAGTGATGGCGAATCCAGCACTAGCGTTAAAGGCGATAAAGCTTGGCGTAAAAGGAATTAAGAAAGTTGTTAAAAAGAATAAGGCTATGAAAAAAGCTAAAGGCGGGCCTGAACATAATTTAGGACATATGGTTCGAAAAAATAAAAGTCGACATGGTCAAAGAGAACTTGCTGGTTCTCCAAGATATAAATACGCTGAAAAAGAACCTAATTTTAGTCTTTTTAAAAACCCTCCAGGTAAAAAAGCTGGAACAAAATCTAAAAGCTTTAAGATAGAGAAATCTAAACGTGGTGGTTACCAGAAGCCTATATTAAAAGGTGGGCAGTTAATAGCTAAGAAGCACGATGACAAAGTAAAAGCTACAGCAAAGAAGTATAGAGATGCTAGAAGAGAAGCTAAGTTGAAAAATAAGAACATAGTAAAAAAAGTAAAAGCACCAAAAGGGGCGACTAGACAAGATCTTATTCCAGATAGCAATCCTAATGAATATGGATATGGTACAGATCAGATATACCAACCATATCGAGATCTTAAAAAAAGGAAAAAGTAAATGAGTTTTAAAACAGAGATAGAAGCAATAGTTGGTGATATAGATAGCCCTGATTACACAGCACAAGCTGATTTGTATTTAGAGGAAGGCTTAAAATATATCTTTAGAATGGCTAGCTTAGATGATGCTATGGCTAGAAGAATGACTTCTAGTGCCACTTTAAGTAATTCGCCTACAACATTATCATTAACTAATATATTAAAGATAATATCTGTTGTGAGAAACGATGGATCTAGAAATAGAGAAGCTCAAGAAGTGCCATATGAAAACTTTGATGACTACTCAGATGCTAATAGCATTTATTATACTAGTAAACTAGATCCAAAATACGCTATTTTAGATGATACTTTGCATATACTCCCTACTCCAACTGCAAATGAAAATGCTTTAGTTAGAAAGATAGAACCAGATACTAGTATTGCATTAGGTGATAGTTCTATTCCTAATACCCCAGATGAGTTAGAAAGAGGTGTAATTTTATTTGCTTGTGCACAGTTGTTAAAATTAAAACTAAACGGAGTTACAGTCCCTACTGTACCTAGTGTAGTATCTTTATCTTTAAGTAGTTTGGGCACCTTGTCAACTGCACCTGCTTATAGTAAACCAGCCGTAGGAACTAATTATGGTACATTATCTGCATCAGATACAACATCTGGAACAGAAGCAGATTTTGGTGTAGATGATTTTATTGCAGATGAAGATCCAGAAATGGCAACAGTAGCATTAGAGAAACAGCAACAGTTAGTGCAACAATATGCTGCAGATATAGAGAATGAATTAAATGAATATAATAAAGAATTAGCTATATATACTACAGATTTACAACAAAAAATAGAAGCGGCAGGTAAATTAACTGCTAATGAGACATTAAAAATACAAGATTATTCAGCAAGAGTAGAATCTTACACTACAGAACTGAATGCTAAGATGGCTGAACATGACTGGTACTTACAAAAGTATCAACAAGTAGTAGAAGAATTAAAAGATTTTTTAAGTATATATATGATAAACTTTCAAATGAAGGAAAAAGATTATGAAACTCCAGCAAATGATAGAGTTAGTTAGAAAACATCACCCAGATCTTGGTAGTAATGAAATAGTTCATTTACTAAATCAGGCATCTGATGAGTTTTGTTCTAGAACATTATTATTAGATGAGGCTACTCAATTTAATACAGTAGCCAATCAAAGATATTACGGATTAAAAGAAAGTATTTTAGAAATAAAAAGTGTAGACATGGTAGACGATGATGGTAATACCGTGAAGATAAACAGGTTGATGGGCAGACCAGAATATAGGGACTTAACATAATGGCACAAGTAAAAGATAGTATGATTAGATCTACAGCTGGATCTAATACGGAAAAATGGGCAGGCAAAAAATATAAATCAAAGAAAAAAGCACGAGCTAAAGTAGCAAGAAAGGCAGTAGCTAAGAATGAAGCATCGGCAAAGGTAAAGGCTTATCTAGAACAAAAGAAACGTAAAAATAGATATACTGGTCCAAAAAGAGTTACGCCTATGAAAAAAAAGAGTAGCTACTAATGCCAAATTATAATACAGTATACGACAGAACCACAAAGCAATGGGTTTGGTGGATAGAGAGAGACTCTATAGGTCTTGCTTTACATGATCCTATGAATGAGGAAAAAGATCAGTTTGCATCTCCAACAGATGTAAGGCAGGTTACTTTATTCTATCATAAAAAAGCAGATCATTTTAATACTCTAGATTCTGGTAGTAGTGCAATGACAGAGCAAAGTGAATTACCTACACAGTTTCATCAGTACTTAGTAGATAAAGCTATACAACTTGGATACGAACAAACTCAAGATGGACTTTCTCAAGCACAATATTTTGAAGTTAAGTTCGAACGTGGAATTAGAGAAGCAAAAACATTTAAGAGCAGAGGTAGAGTTTCTGGAGCTACCACAGTTAAACAACATAATTTTTAGGGGGGAATAATGGCAAATCCATTAGCATTAAAAGCATTAAGATTAGCAGGTAAAGGAATTAAGAAGGTGGTTAAGAAGTTGAAAAACCAAACCAAGTTACAAACAAAAGGGATTTCTTTTAAACCTAAACCAGGCGAAGGTTCTAAAAATTATGCACAAAAATTAGACTATCTTGTAAAAACTACTCCCGTAAAAATAGGTAAGAAAAGAGCTGCTTGGGTCAAGAAAAATAAAATGAAAGAATACCCTAAGAGCAAGAGAGGAAAGATGATGAAAAGTGCATCAGATAATTATAATATGAATACATTAAAAGAAGCTACTAAAATTCTTGGTGGAAAAGGTAAAAAATTAAAAGCTGGGGAAAGCACTCCTACATCTAGAATGTTAGCAAATTCTAAAGCTTATGGTACTAAAATCTGGGGTAGTCAATACGATCTATCTAAATATAAAGCTGGTCAAGGTTTAACAAAAGCAGGTCAAGCTTTAAAAAATAAAGAAAAAGCTAATTTATCTAAAGCACTTCATACTGGCGATCTCGGTACTGGAGTACACGATCCTAATAGGGTAGTAAGAGGAATAGTGAATACAAAATCTAAAATGAAACATGGTAACAAAGTATGGAAAAAACCGTCTAAAAAAGTTTTAGCTGGTATTGTTCCAGCAGCAGGTCTTTTAGGAGATAGGAAAAAGAAATAATGGCAAATGCGTGGAAAAAAGGAAACTTTGGATTATCTGCATTAAGCGATATCAATGTATCGTTTAGTGGGTTGATTCAACATTTTAATGATAACACTGATGGTAATTTTGCAGATGTATCACTACCTAGTATTGCATCTCTTAGTAATATAGCAACACCAAGTAGTAGTATCTATACTGACGTTTCAAGAAGTGTATATACTTTTAGTAATGTTTCTATACCTAGCGATGCTAGTTATAGTGATATATCAAGTGTAAGTGAACCAACATATGACGATATAGGAGTGACAACATAATGGGTGGAAGTTTAACAGGACCAAATAAAATTAAAGACGTATATACTAAAATAGTATTTTACGATGGAAATAAACTTAAATATGAT